CCATAAGTATTTGTAAATATAAAATTAGTAGGAGAATAAGCTGCTGTTAACTTATTTTTTTCAAAAGGTAATCCTAAACCAACATTCATTGAGTTAGGTATAACCTCTTCATCCGTATCAAAAGGATTTCCAGATCCAAATTGGAGTTGTAAAGTATTAGTACTTAGAAATCTTGAATTAAATCGTCTTTGAACTTGTTTTGTTTGAAGTAAATAAGGTGTGTTATCACTATTTTGATAATTATTAGGATCATTTACATTAGTATTTTTTATACCATCAAAAACTAATTCTTGCCCCAAATAATCAACTTCATACCATTCATTACCCTCTGAATCAAAACAATCAATTATACCCCCAATACTATCATCACTAATTTCTATAGTAGGAAATTCTTCGGGTGATGTAAAGGCAAATGTAGTAGTTTGAATAGTTCCAGATAATGCTCTTCTTGTCTTTTTAAGTAAATAATAAGTAGGTTCATTCCCTGAAATTTGGGCTACTGTAACTGTTGTTGGGTCTAAGGAATTTGATATTGTAAAATCTATAGGGTCTTCAATAACAAAAGATACACCTGTTTGTGTTGTAGATGTTGTATTAGCTCCTACATATAAGGCATAAGTATAATCAGGAACATATTGTGTATCCGTACCTACAGTAACAGGAATAGAGGGTACTAGTTGGTAAAAATCTAAATCTACAGAAGATAAACCAGTTACCTTAGGTTTGTATCCGTACATATAAGATAAATCATACAAATTACTTGTTTGTCTAGCGTACTGTAAAAAATTTTCTTGAATTTGATTATCTAAATAGTAAGATAATATATCACCAACATAGGATGCTTGTTCCATAAACATCATTCCAGGAGATGTTTCAGTAAAATCTGTGTAGGTATTAGGAAAATATGTTTGAGAATAATTAATTAATTGATCTCTATAATCACTAAAATCCTTATTTAAATAATTTATTGTTCTTCTTACGGCCATTAGTTAAAGCTTAATGATAGTGCATCATTTATGCCAGTATCAGCTACACTATAAGTTATGTTAATTTTTATTTGATTTGATGTATCGGTTGGTAAAACTGTTACTTCCTGAAGTATTACATCCGGAAAGAATGTTAACACTTTTGTTTGGATATCATCTTGTATAAAACTTAAATCTTGTTGATCAATTTGAGAAAATATATAAGCTCTTAACCCTGCGCCAAATTCGGGGTTTCCTGGTCTTTCCCCTGGGTTTGTTAAGAAATAATTAATTAAATTATTTTTTATTGCCTGTTTAGTTTGATAATTAGGAGTAAATACCCCACCTTCATTCATAGGAAGGTTAAAACCAATAGCGACACTAGGTCGTTGATCATTGGGAAATATTCTTGTTGCTCCAAATGCCATTTATTATCTTTTATTCATTAATCCCCTTATTTGATCCATATTTACCTCTCCTTGAGGTAAAGAACCATTCATTGTATCCGTACTTGTAACTTGTAAAGGCACATTTGATGTATTTGCATTTAATGTACCATTAGCTCCAGGTCTCATACCATCTAAAACATTCATCATATTTTCTCTTAATGTTGCTTTATCGGTTTCTGGAAGTGATGATTGCATCACTGGGTTCATTGGGCTTGGTGCTGCTACATTTGTTGTAGGAGTACCCATTCTATTTTCATAAACGGTTTGTTTAGGAGAACGTACAGCTTCTAGAAGGATGTCTTTCATCTCCTCTTGTATAGCTTCTTTTACGGCCTCTTTTACAATAGTTTTTAATTGACTTAATTTCATGTTGTATTGATTTATTATAAATATTAAACTAGTTTGCTTTTAAATTATTTGATCTAATATAAAATGCAAGTTCATCAATTAATATTTGTTCACTTGCACTAAATGAGGGTTCTCCTTTTAAAACTACAACTCCTTGTGGGTCTGTTGCTGTTGCATATATTCTTTTTAATGAACCTACTTGGTTTTTATTGTCAGTAGCAATTCCTAAAGTAAAACCATTTACTGATGTATCTATTTGAGTATCTTCTTCCTCTTCTTCTTCTATTTCAAAGTCTAAATCTTCTAAATCTTCAATATTTTCACTACATCTTAATAATTGTTGGTCTAATAATTTTAATAGTTTTAAAGCTTGGAGTAGTAGAGCAGATAATACTAATAAGGCTGAACTTATACCTAATGAAAGGGTAAAAGTTTTTTCTGCTATAACTAATAACTTATCAATTATCCTTTGAAAATTTAAAATAAAACTAGTTGGAAAACCGATACCAGGAGGTACTGCGGTAGGTAAAGGAATAGCTCTTATTATCCCCGCTGCTATTTTTATAACAATAGCTAAACCACCTAATATACCTACTATTACTAAAGCAGTATTTACTAATTTATATAGTTGATTTAATTGTCTTACAATTTTATTTCTTCTATTTTTTGTTCGTATTACTTCTTCAGGAGAAGGACAAGGACCTTGTGCCGATGCTTGTGATATTTTTCCTGCTATTATATCGCTAATTTTTCCTATCAAAAAAGGAGCTAATAAAGTTAAAAGAAAAGGAATTAGTCTTTCTTTAAGTATTTTTATAAATTTTTTAAGTAATAATTTTAATGAACCTTTTTTAGGTTTTAATGCCTGAATTAAGGCAATTGTATTTCTTTTTAACCTTCCTATTTCAGCTTTTGCTTCTGCTGTTAAACCTTGAGTAGATTTTAGTTGGGTGGTTCTTAAATCAGATTTAACTGTTTGATCTAAGGCATAAGGGGTTAGTTTTTTTGGAATATATCCTTTAGCTGTTACTAAAATAGGGGGTCTTAAAGTTGCCTTTTCAGTATCTCGATCAACTGGGTATATGGCTTTAATCTTAAACTTACCTTGACTATTTGTTTTTGTAGTAAATTCAGTCCCAGGTAAAGGTAAAAGTACACTTGCATTAGGTATAGGTATATTTTGATAAAAATCTATTACAGTACCCGTAATTATAAATTCCTTTTTAATAGTATTAGGTACTTCAAAATATTGAGTATCTTCAATAGTAAGATCCCCAGGAGATAATTTTAAATCTATTGTTAATTGATTTAAAGCATCTTCTATAAGTTGATCATTAGGCACACTAAATTTTGCCTCAGATATTCTATTAGGTGGAGCATCATCTATTAATATAACAGTTTCTGTTTTTAATGAACCATCATTTAGGGATAATATATTAATATATGCAGTATCATTAACTCCATTTTTTATTAAAGAAGTAGATGCTAAATAAGATTGTGAACCAACACCACCTACATTATTTGGGTTTTTATCAGATATAATCATTATTTTAACCTTATAGTATTAGACAATAGTGGTGATGTAATTTTGTTATCATTAGGTAATAAATCCAAGATATTTTTACAAGTTTCATCTAATGCTTGACCCGCAGCATCTATACCTGATGACTCAATATTAGTAGATTCACTATCATATCCTTCTAACCCAGAGCAAGCAAATGCTAAGACTTGGATTTGTTCAACTAGTATTTTAAATTGACTAATAAAAGCACCTCCTAATAAAGCAGGATCATTTGCCGTTGGGCCTCCTATTTTAATACTATCTGCTGATATATTTACATTTTCAGAGGTAATTCCTATTTGTTTATTTGAGGATAATGATATAGAATCTTGTGCACTTGCAATTATACTATCAGTTGAAGCATTAAATACTAAACGTCCCGAATTTAAAATTACTTGGGGGTTAAAATATTCCCGGGGTAATAAAGGTTCAGGGGATAATGATGAATAGTTTTCATTTGCTGCTCTTAAAGGGATTTGTTGGTAAGATGTCATATATATAGAAGATAAATCTTTATTTATAT